GATAAATGCACGCTGTACCTTTTTTGTCGTCCAAGGGCTAGTAGGCTATCCAAAAAATTTTGGTAAAATTTTCATAAGTTCGAAAATGTAAATTTATCTAGCTAGGGAAAACTGTAATTGGTTCAGCATAAACAACCGGTGAAGTGCAACACTGGTTGCAACAGAAAAGCCTACAAGGCAGGGCTATGCAAAGTCTGCTACGAAGATTCGGACCAGTGCTTGGCGGACGTACCAAGCTTAAGTCTTGACGATTTGGCCGGTAAGTTTTCGAAAAGCAATCTCAATTTACAAGCAAAGGTCCGCGCTGCCCGAGCTGAGATAAAAATATTCCCTGACGTGACTTGGGAGAGACTTCGGGAGTTCGTCGGTGAAGACAAATTCCGCCTAATCGTCAGCGACTTCGAAGACATCTTTGGCAAGGTGGATCTTCAAAACAAAGTAGACCAAGAATACCTAATTCATAGGTACTCAAGCGTTGGAGGTCTTACTAGATTTATCACTGAGCTATTCCCGGCTACGACAGCACGAAAGCCCTACGGCGACAAGCAACTAAAAGCAATCGCGACTCTTGAATCGGTGATTAGGAGTGGGGGCGTTGTTCAAGTCTTGGAACCAAGAGCATTTGCCAAAACTGCTAGGATGGCACGCGCTGCCATGTGGGCAGTTCTCTTTGGGTATCGCCGGTGTGCTATTTCGTTCCAAAGCAGCTTGAAGAAAGCAAAGCAAAATATAGACCGGATTTCGAATGAGCTTACCGGTAATCTAGCCTTACGTGCAATGTTCCCTGAGCTGGTAGCAAGCTTGGTTCACGCCAAGAAGAATCTGCAACTGCAAAAGAAGCAAACGCACAACAAAGAACTAACAAACGTAACACTGTTGGCCGATGCTATCCGTATCCCAGACTTGAAAGATTCGGATGGAGTTCCTTTTCCGTTCTCGGGGGCAAGACTGTTTTCGATGCCATTGGCAAAAGCTGCTGGGTTAAGTCTATCAGACCCCGATACACTTGAAGATATTCGACCGGATTTGCTTTTGATCGATGACCCTCAATCGCATGATCGGGCTATGTCGGGAGGGGTCGACAGTCTCAATCTTTACGACATTTGGCGAGACTCACTAAAGTATCTTTCTGGCCGAGGGAAGCAGCTAGCAGCGTTCTTTGCTCAAACGGTTTGTTCCGAGGATGACTTTGCCTCTCTCGTCTACAGAGATCCGGCCATCCAATCCTTGAGGTACGGATTTTTCGAGTCACTACCAGGCAAGGAAAGTCTGGAATGGTGGAAGACAAAATACAAAGACGTGCTCCAAGGGTTCGATGCATCGGACCCACAAGGCCAGTTGAAGGCGCAAGAAGCGGCGAGGGCACTGTACTTACAAGATAGAGATTTGGCCGATGCTGGCGCGGTGGTGAGTTGGGTCCATGCGTTCGACGAGGAAACTTGCGAGAGCGCAATTCAAGCTGGCATGAATAACTACATCAACGATGAGCAAGCATTTTGGAATCAGGATCAGAACACGCCAAAGAGGTTGAACGCTGAACAAGACATACGGTGTTCTCATGCTGGCATCATCAAGAAGCAACACGTTGAGCCAAGGGGAGTCATACCCGAATGGTGCGACAAATTGGTATGCCATATCGACGTTCACGACACATTGCTTTACTGGACCGTTGCGGCGGGCAACAGCCGAAACCAGATGGCGATAATTGATATGCAATCATGGCCCGAGCAACACGCTAGGCAATGGTCCCTCTCGACCGTATCAAGAAGATTTAATGACAATCCACATTTGGCCGGAATGTCCGTTGAAGACCAAAAGACGGTGGCCATAAATTTGCTGGTGACGGAGCTTAGGAATAGGGTTTGGGCTAAGACCGATGGAGAGGTCCTAAAGTTCAATGCCATCGGGGTTGATTGCGGGGATGGCTTCGACCTAATCAACAAGATCGTTCAAGGTATTACTTCTTGTGACGTAGTAATGCCAATGAGGGGGGCCGCGCCCTCTCCAGGTGACATGAGCATAAATGAGAGGCCAAAGAAGGCTGGAGAGAGTCGGGGAGATGCTTGGTCGGAAAAGAAATCAGAGCGTAGCAAGCAAAGATATATCGAGTTCGATGCAAGCTACTACAAGTACCGATTTCATCGGGGGCTAGCTCAGTTTTTTGGGACGCTGAACAGTGTAAGTATGTTCGCTGCAAACGAGCAAGTTCATTTCATGGCGGCTGAGCAATACCGAGCGGAAGTACCTGAATGGATCAAGCAAGAGCGGACTGGAAAAGGGGTCTGGAAATGGAAAAAACTCCCTACTGACAATCACTTTTTTGACAATGCGGTTGGGTGCTACGTCTTGCTTAACCGAAGTGGAGCGAAGTTCGACGATTACGCGATCAAGAAGAAAAAAGAAGTGCCTAGGGTGAGTGTTGCGGAGGCTATGGAATCACATTTTGGTAAGGATTATTAGGCAAAAAGGCTACAGGTAGCTACAAAATATCGACTTACTTGACATAATTCTTAGCAGCATATAGAAAAAATTGACACGTAAAAGAGTCCGAAACCCTTTTGCGAGCGCAACTAAATGTCAATTGAGCAGCTAGTAGAAAGTGGAAAGGCACTCGGCCCGAGTTCCATTCGTACTGCCGATGTTTCATTTACGTTCCGAAGTGTTTCGGAAATTCTGCTTGCCAATCAAGCCCTGAATGCCCCACGTAGTTTCTGTGACCTGGTGTTCTGCAATGTCATAAGTGACCCACACCCACCACATAGCCACGGTAGGGCTAACCTAGGTCCTCAAGGCCATGCTTGGGGTGTATGGTGAAGCTAAAAGATTGGTTCATGAGCTGGTTGCCAACTAAGGTCGAGTTTCGTGAAAGCGGTCTTGGCTTTACCGGGGATACCGTACCATCTGTTCAAGTCTTCGATTGCTTTACAGGTCCCGAAACATCGGATGGCCAGCTACGCGAAGAGTTGCAACAGAAGAGCGCTGACAACGATTGTAAAGCCCCTTACTATGCCAAGGCGTTGAACCTCCATGCGTCTATGGTAGTTGGCTCTGGCCCAATGGTCGTAATTACCGATGACAGGATCACACCAGAAGATCGAAAGCATCTAAAAAAGCGATGGCGAAGATGGACGCAGCGATCTGGTTTTGTACGGACATTGAGATCCTTCCGTAGGGCTGGCATGAAGGTAGGAGAAGGCCTTGCCTACTTTGTCACTGCTGAAAGGCAGATGGACCCAGTTAAGCTAAAGCTTGTTGATGTGTCGGCAACACGTTTGCAGACCCCGTTGGATCTGGTCAATGAGGCGAGTATTAACGACGGTATCCAATACAGTGAGGATGGCCAGCCGACAAAGTTCTTTATCAGTGGTGGCCCTAACTCAATCGACGAACACGATGCAAGCAGAGTAGCCTATTGGTTCTGTGGTGTCTTGGAAGAACAAAAGAGAGGGATACCTGAGCTACATACTACGCTTGATTGGTTTCCCAAGATAACAGCCTTCCAAAATGCAGTTATCAGTAGCATGGAACTATTTGCACGAATGCCCCTAGCTCTTGAAGTAGATGCGGCATGGATCGGAGACGATGACGATAGCAGATCAGGTTGCCCGCTCCCAACTGATAAACCATTCAAGATGCCAGCTAACGGCTTGATGGTCCCAACACTGCCAAAGGGAACAAGCATCAGTAAGATGCAAGGTGAGGCCCCTGGGACAGATTCAAAAGATGCGCTGAAATCAATTGTCACTATGGCCGTAAGCCCGATTTTTATGCCCGCCATTTTGATTATGGGCGATGCGGGGGACGCTTCATTCAGTGCCGCAAATATCGATTGGGAACCTTACCTCAATAAAATTTACGAGGACAGGGCAGAGCTAGAGCCAACATGCTCTTTGTCGTTTGAGCAATGGCTTTTAGAGGGTGCGAAGATACCAGGGTACTTTGGCCCATCGGTTGTTGCGGCTGTCCGTGAGGATTTAGCTAGGAGTAGGGACCTGGCTAAGAGTGAGGACGAAGATAAAGGCGATTTGGACATAGACCACGAATGGCGATGGGGCCGCGTGAAATGCCATATCGACCCAAATAAAGAAGCGAGCGCACGACAGAAAGATTTGGAATCGTGCGCGATGACACTTCCCGAGGTCTACGAGTCGAGAAACGAGGACTTAGATGAGCGGGTTGAGCAAGCATCGGAGTTCTACAACGTTAGTCCAGACGAATACCGAGCCATGTTATGGTCAAAATTAAAAGTACAACCAACAACCCCAAGTAAAGGTAGCAACAATGCCAAGCAAGCTAGCAGCAAAAGCAGCACATAGAGCTAAGCAAGTGAGCTTGCGTGAGACTGCCCTGAATTCCATCAAGGAAATCTTTTTGGATGCATCGGACGGAACCACGTTTGAACTAAGTGATGCACCGGGGGAAGGGGCTACGAAGCTAAAGCAATTTGATTCCCTTGCCTACACTGGTAAAGTTGCTACTAAATGGGGCCAAAGGATTCTCATTGATGTTTCAGGTCTGACATTTAAGTCCGTTGTGCCTCTTATTGCAGATCATGAGCCATCTTTGCGTATTGGGCATGGCAAGGTAATGATAACAGCGGATCACCATGTTCGAATTAAAGGCCCCGTATCGAGTACAAGTCAGACAGCGATGGATTTCGTAAATGACTCAGCCAATGGCTTCCCTTTTGAGGCTAGCGTTGGCGTGAAATCTACTCGAACACGGTACATACCTGAAAAACAAAAAGTACACGTCAATGGTGCCGATCATCTTGGCCCGTTAGTGTTGATTGAAGCTGGAATTTTGCGGGAGGTCAGTGTCACAACGTTGGGCGCTGACGATGAAACGTCCGCAACTACTCTTAACGAAGGAAAGAAACGTAAGATGGCCATCAAAGAAATCGACGAAACAAAATTCGCTGAGTTCTTGGAATCGCATTTTGAATTTTCTGTTGAGGACTTTGAAGGCCTTTCGGAAAAGTCACAATCCAAGATCGAGCATGCCTTTGAAGCTTCCGAGGAAGCTTCGAAGAACAAGAAACCGGATCAAAAGACGGAGCTTGAAGATAAGGCCAAGAAGGAAGCTGAAAAGGTCAAAAAAGACCTTGGCGGCAACGACTTTTTGCGCTGGTCAGAGGTTATGGAACTTACTGATGGTAACATGAAACTTGCTCGACAAGCCATCGATAAGGGCTTGAGCGACGAAGAAGTTGTGGATGCAATGGAACTTGCAAAACTGCGAGAGGGGCGCGGCAAAGTGCCAACTGGCAAGGTCAAAGAAGACGGGCGCACCCATGCTTTGCAAGTGGCTGAATGCCGCTTGATGAGCGGAATCCGCCTGAACGTCAATGATGATGAAATTATCCTTGCCGATGAAAAGCTTTTGGAAAAGCGATACTCCAAGGCAGTCATTGACGAGGCCTTGAACTTGGGCGAAATCGGCTTCAAGGAAATGGTTGCTCTGCATGCGAACATGGCACCACAAGCAAAAGGCAAAACCTTTACTTGCTATGGTGAGCCTGACACGCGCGAAGCAATTCAGTTCTTGGGCGAGGTCAACGTATCGCTTAATGCGACTATGCCAAACTCCTTTGCTGGGGTTGCGCAAGTTGCGATGATGCAGCATCTACAACTTGCTCCACAATGTACCCCGAGCATGTTCCGAACGGGTACGAACCCTGACTTGCGACCTGTTGGAAGAATGCGGATCAACGGCGGCGAGCGATGGCCAAAACTTGCTCCAGATGGCAAGCTTGTCCATTTGGCATTTGGTCAAGAGGAAATTTGGCAAACATGGCTGGAGACTCGCGGCGGAATCATCGTTTTCAAAGATGATGACATCATCAATGATAACATGGGCGTTATTAACGACATGATTGCCATGATGGTTGAGATGGGCGATACGGAAGACTATGAATTCTTCCAGCACTTCTACAACTCGACCGACGATTTCTACGACGCTACTAATACGCTTAGTGGTGCCGATGCGGTCTTGAGCTATGAAAACGTCCAGTTGGCATGGGACCGAATGAAGACCCGTACTATCCAAAAAGGCCTGGAAACTCGCCGTCTACGGATGGGCCAAAAGTTCTGGTTGCTGGTTGGCATTGGCCTTGAGAAAGAGGCATGGAAGTTGTTCAGCGATGATTCTTACTGCCAAGACTGTGACAGCAACAGTGAGAAGAATTGGTGGCGAGGTAAGATCGACGTGAAGGTATGCGACGACATGGACAACGATACCATCTATGGTGATTTAGCTGGTCTTCCAGCTTGGGGCCTAGTCACTCAGAATCGCAATTTCAGCCCTTACGAGCTGACAACATTGCGAGGCATGAAACAACCCCGAGTTGAACGGTTCGCGTTGCCTGGGGATACCCTTGGAATGGGCATGCGGTTCTACAAGCGTTCCCGCGTCAACCCAATGGACAAGTACGGTATCATCCGCGCTATCCCCGATCTGACTGAATCAAGTAGCAGTTAGGCCAACTTCCGACGAGTCAATTTTTACCAATTCAACTAATTAGAAAAGAGAGATAAGAACTATGGCAACACCTTGGCGAGCAACTTTGCGGGGTTACTGCGAAGCGTTTACTTACATTGAACCCCTGCCTAACTTTTGCACTTGGCGTTCACCAGACAACTTCATTTGGCAGAACACAACTGATTTCGTCATCCCTGGCGGTGGCGTGGTCGTTCTTCTGGACCCTGATACCGATTTGCCGATTCGGCTAGGCGTTACCGATCCAGGTTGCGCGATTTGCCCCGGTGATCTTGGAAGGCTTAACCTCCGTGGCGTTGTCGAAGTGAAACTCGTTTCGCCTTGGGTTACTGACATCATCCAGGGGGCCAAGATTTACCTTGGCAGGCAAGCCGATGGATCGTGGCGAGCATCCAACGTAGCACCTGCTATTGGGTTCCTACTTGGTCGAGCGATCATCAACTACGAAAAGTCTTGGTTGGCCGGGGAGTCCGCTAAAGCAGGTTCCCAGAACGTCCAAGTTCAGTTTGAGGCTATCGAGCCTATCGAGCTGTTTGGTGTGGTTACTGGAGAGCTAGACAACGACGTCGATGTGCCTTAAGGGACAAGATGAATTCCAATCTATTCAGTCGAGGGCGCAACACCAGGGCAATGGGGTCATCGGTTCAGATATTATCTGTTCCGGCAGCCCCAGTGGTTCCTGTTGCGCCTACTGACTGGATGGCGTATGGATGCGGATTTCTTAGGAGTGCCGTACAAGACTTCTCGGAAACTGACGTTTGGGTCATCTGTTCTAGGGACTGCGATACTATCGAGTTTGCTAGGCCAATAAAGCTTGTCCTTGGGGCAACTTTTTCTAGCTTGGATAGTGTGTACACTACCAGCTTAACGGATGGACCACGAGAATTTTTGGTGCGTCCCGAAGAATGGAAAAGGCATACCGAGCTAGGCGAATACCCTAAAAGAGGGCTATTCGTTTTTGTGGTTTGTACAAACGAATGGGTCGAGCTTATGCCAGATGGTGGATTGCCAGTTTATGAAATTGCCGATCAGTATTCGACCATTTGGAAGTTGAGGGGCAAGGTTGTCAAACCTTGTTTCGTTTGGTCTATTGGGTATGTTGTTGGGCCGTCTATAGTTGGTCAGTCTACAGTAGGATAGAAGCATGACGGCACGCACAACGCTGAAAACTATTTTTGAAACTGGTGACCCGCTTACCCAGGAATCTTTCTATGCGTTGATCGAAGGGTTAGCTACTACAGAAGAGGTACAAGCAGTTGGCGGTGTACTTAACCCTGCATCTCGGATACCGCTTAAAGCGCTTTTTGAAACCGGTGACGCTCTTACCCAAGCAACTTTTTATACGTTGATTGAGGGGCTAGCCACTACAGAAGAAATTCCCGCAACTGGACCGGTAGGGCCAATTGGACCAATTGGACCAATAGGGCCAATTGGACCAACTGGCCCCCCTGGTTCTGATGCTAATGCTACGACAGATGCGTCAGATTTGGTTACCGGTACCTTGGATGATGCTAGGTTATCATCGAACGTGGTGTTGACGGCGGAGTTACTGGCCTCGCTGCAATCCGTTTCTGCCTCAAGCTATGGCGTTGTAGCTGACGGCATCGTTGACGATACCGTCGCTTTTGGGCTGGCCTTAGACGCTGCAATTGCTGCCGGTGTGGGGTTGGTTCTGCCATCGAACGGCACTATTAAACTAACATCAATGATGACTCGGGTTCTCAGCGAAGACCTGACGATTTTCGGCAACGGATGCACGCTAAAAAAGAACGCAGGCATCCTATACTTTTCAGCTTTTGAGTACGCGAATCTAACGCTGGCAGTTGCAGTCGCTTACAAAGCAACGTCGATTACTGTTGCTAGTGCGAGTGCTGTTTCTGTCGGGGACATTATTCGACTGCTCACGCCTAGCACCTATGCTGAAATAGCATGGAACTATAGGACTGGCGAGACGTTCAAAATCACGAAAATTACCGGCAACGTATTGACGTTGGATTCCGAAATCAATCTTGGATTCAATCCAGCCGTTGAAACTGTCACAGTGGAGCATTGGAAAAACGTATCGCTCAACATCGAGAATCTAAAATTTGCAACAAAGGATCTTGTGGCCGAAGGTGCCGATGCGTTTCTGTATTGTCGCGGATTGACAGGCGAGATCACCAATACGCAATACACAGGGGCAAAGATTTCGGAATCGGTTGCGATCAATCTAAATGCTTGCGTAGGGATGCAGGTGCGAGACTTGCGATTAGTCGCAACTTGGTACGGAGTCGGAATCGATTACTGCCGTCACACGCTCGTGGACGGAGTATCGGGATACGACAACACGGCACATCCTGTCGTTCCTGCCGCACTGTCCTCACACACCTATATCCGTGGTGTGCACATGAGCGGTTCAAATGCGAACATCGACGCTCACCCATGCTTTTACACGACCTACGAAGACGTTGAGTCGGCAGAGTCGAACTACCCGAATGCACGTTGTTGGGGAATCAAATTCATCAACGTCACGATCACTAACACGCTGAATCCCGACAACGTAGCCGATTTCATGCCGGGGCAGGGTGCTTCGAACCTAGTGAGATTCCCGCATCTTGCGACAGACTTCGACATCGAGTTTGTAAATTTCAAGATGGTATCATTGGTCGGTGCGAGCATCGATAACACGTTGCTGATTGCGCATAAATGCCGACGATTAATTGTGACCGGCTGTATCCTCCCAGGCATTCGATGTAGCAATGCAATTGAAAGCGTTCAGATAACAAATAGCGTCCTGGGGCAATTGCGGTTTCACGATGATGCGACAGCCCAAATCAGCAATGTTGTTTTCGACTACAACCTTTGCCAGTACGCGGCAGCCAACTTCAAAGGTCCAATATTTTCCGTCAATGGAAAAACTCTAAGCCTGAGTAATGTAACCTATGTCAATTGGCCGACGGACTTCTTTCTGTTCTCCTACCTATTTAACTCAGGTACGCTTTTAGTTTGTGATTGCGATTTCGGCACGCTGGCTGATTTGTGCGGAAACAATGACGCTACAGGCACGATTGCCGACTACCGATTTGTTAACTGCAAAATGGTTCTTGCCGCGTCCAGTCAGGTAGCTATCGACCTAGCAAAAGTTGTAAGCTGCATTGGCTCAATTGGCGGTGTTTCGCTCAGCAGTTCAGCAACCAGGCGACTCAGTGCAGGTATTGCCGCAACAGACACGCTTTTACTTGCTGGGATGCGATTCGATAACCCATCTGTTGGGTCTAACGCAACGCCATCAATCTCTACGATTGATTTTACGGTCGGAAATAATGACTACAAAGCCGGAGCTATCCGAGCCATAGCTAAGATAGCTAATAACCAATACACCGACCTAACCCTGAGCGGGATGAATGCCGCAACTGGGGCCTACGACGACACCCTTACGTTGATGGGTATCGGCACGACAAAAGTGCTATCTTCGACGACGGCAAGAGCCTCGATCAACGTCCCTCACGGCGTTGCACCGACAAGTCCAGTCAATGGAGACACATGGAGCACGACAGCGGGTTTGTTCTTTCGAGCCAACGGAACGACACAAGGACCGTTCAGTGTAAGTTCGACCATCGTTGGAATCACCGGCACGATGATTGAGTTCAACACGGCATGCACGAATGGGGATTTCCTCTTCGTCGGTGACGTGACAACGAATGCAACTCACACCGGCGACGCAACCGGAGCAACCGCACTGACGCTTGCCACGGTCAACAGCAACGTAGGTGCATTCGGATCGTCCACGCAATCGCTGACGTTAACAGCCAATGCAAAGGGCTTAGTCACTGCGGTAAGTGCTCAGACTGTCACGCCAGCCGTTGGATCGATTACAGGTTTGGGCGCTGGCGTTGCAACCGCACTCGCAGCCGCACCGACTGGTTCGGGCGGGATAATGCTCGCTGCTAGTCCGACGACTACGGGGACGCTGACAGCAGCAATAATCAATGCCAGCGGACCAGTTGCAGTAGCATCCGGCACGCTAACAGGTAGTTCGACCCCAGCGATTAACGTTACCCAAACTTGGAATAATGCTGCAACTACGTTTGTTGGTTTGCTCAGTAACATCACCGACACGGCAAGCAATGCAGCTAGCTTGCTCATGGATTTGCAAGTTGGTGGATCAAGTAGATTTCATGTAAGAAAAGATGGTGGTATTAGGGTAACTGGACCAAGCGGAACAAGTTTCTTTGAAGCTACAGATGCTTTTGGAACCGTGAAAATTCAATACGGGGGAATTGTCGCTAATTCGTATTATACAGGTGGAATAATATATGCAGCCTCATACTCAATTGGAATAAATGCTGATACTTTCATAACTCGTGAAGGCAATGGAATAGTAGCACAACGCAACGCTGCCAACGCACAAACATCCCGTCTCTACGGCACGTGGACAGACGCTTCAAATTACCGTCGTTTGTTTATGTCCTCAACGACAGCGGGTGCATTTACGCTAGGTGTTGAAGGGCTAGGCACTGGGGCAAGCGGTAATACGCTGACGATCGCGAATGCACTGACGATAAGCGGCGACCTGACCGCAACAGGCAACATCTCAGCAGCAGCCATCACCGCAAGCGGAGCATTCAATCTAGCCCCAATCACAAAAGCAGCACTACTAGCACTCACTCCCACAGCGGCAACTGGTGGCCGATGGCGAGTCACTGATTCCGTACCTGCACAACGTAACGTGTTTCCCGACGGCACGGTTTGGAGGTACTCAGACAACAATAAGGACGTGAATCTAGCCGACGAAGTAACCTACACACCAGGAGGCACAACGCAAACGATACCCCTCAACGATGGTCCTACACAGACACTCCTTTTATCGAGTGCAACCGGGACAGTAACAACAACTTTGACGATACCAAGCCAACCCGGCTCAGGCCGAATCATTGTTCGACAAGGAGCAACGCCTCGACTCGTCACGCTTGCGGTGAGTAGCGGCACATTGGTTTTGCTGGGTGCAGCACTTCCGCTTGATGCGGCTGATACAATGAGAGTTTATTCGTGGACTTACGATGGGACTCGTACGATTGTTGGACCATCGGAGGTATCGGTATAATGATTAACGGTAGAATCTCCTTACACATGACTAACGGATAATAAAATGCTTGCGAATTTAATCCAAAACATCCCTGGCTGGGAAACAAAAACAGTCGACGAGATCACATCTGCTCTCAACTCGCAATCGATTAAGGTAGAGGATCACGAACCATACACCTGGGCAGGTGTTGCGTTGCTTGTCGGTCCAGTTGCGACCGAGACGCTACGTGAGACTCTCGACGCTCAAGGACTCGGATGGGTTGTCTACCAACTCGGTGGAGCGGGCATTCGTCTTAACAATCCGTTAGTGCAACAAGCACTTCTGGGGTTTGCTCAGGCTGGCGTGTTGGGAGCGTCGGACCTCGCGGCCAAGGGCATGCATTACGTCTCGCCAGCCATGCAACATGGGCTGACAGTCACGCCAGAGACGGTTGCAACGGCCTTGGAGTCACTCACGCTTGAGACAACGAAATCAGTGATGCTCCAAGCCGGTGCAAATCGGTGGAACGCATTTGTTGACGCTATTGATGTCTGGGACGGCTCAGGAAGTGGGCCGGTACTCTAATGGCGATTGTCACACGATACTTTTCGACAACAGGAGCGGGAGCAGCCAACGGCACAACGTGGGCCGATCGGGCTGCATTGTTTTCGTCCGGCAATTGGTCAACTGTCATCACAGGATTCGCGTTTAATGCGTCCGATTCGTTGGAAGCACGAATTCAAGGAGGGCTTACCTACACTTGCAGCCAATCGTTAGCTAGTGGTTTGTTCGCTAATCCACCTTCGGTGTCCAATCTACTCGTGCTGCACGGATGCAATTCGTCCGGTGATTTGTTGTTGCCGCCTGATGGTGCCTGGGTTTCCTCACAGCCTGCGTTTTCAACAGCAACCCTGCCAGTGATCGCAACGACGACGAATATCATTACGTTTAACCTTGCAAATCTGTACGCGAGATTGATTGGTCTAACTGCCTCGGGTGCCGGTGTAGCCAGCATCACAGCTTCCGGTAATTTCGACTGGATCAATATCATCTGCACATCGAATAGTGCAAGTGCGACAGGCTTCCTTACGCCGACAATGCTACTGAATTCATGCGTACTATTTTCTGGCACAGGGTTCGAGGCGGGCATAGTTTCGCCATCGGGACTAGTCAATAACGTCAGGATAGATGGGACGGCAGCCACATCATCCGGCACACGCAGAGGGGCAAATACTACGAGTAGCGGACATGTTTTTAGCCGAATAACATCCATAGGATGTGCTGGTGGTGGGGCATTTATGGCGACGGGATCTGCAACACGATCAGGCCACTATTCCCGAAGCCTGATGATTAACTGCGGTGCATTCGGATTTCAGGGCAGTCCTACAGCGTCCCAGACTGTATTTCACACCGTCGCAAATTCGGTAATCGTAAATTGCGTCACGGGCATAGACGGCAACACAAACGCACGCTTCATACTCGCTGGCAACCGATTGCGGGACAACTCTTCAGCGAACTATGCGACGACCGGCAATTCTCTGACATCGGTAGACGACACATCATCTGGAACTAACGCAAACGAGTTTGTCGACGCGGCGTCCGGTGACTATCGCATAAAATTAGGGTCTGCAATTTGGGGCAAAGGCATCGGGCCAGGCGATCAGCCAGCAAGCAGCGGTGGACTCATGCTCCCACGACCAATGAACGGAGGCTACTCAGCATAATGAAACGTAAACTAACAGCCGGTCAAACATCAGTATCATTGCCGATTTTTGTCCAAGATACATCAAGTACAACAGGTGGTGGACTGTCGGGACTAACCAGTGCTACGTCTGGACTGGTAGCAGAGTACCGACGCAGGGGCGATTCCGCATGGACTGCGATTACACTCGTTGCCAAGACGCTAGGTACATTCACAAGCGGTGGCATCGTTGCTGACGGTGCTTTGGGCGGAGCGTATGAGTTGGACGTACCAAACGCAGCTTGCGCGGCGGGTGTCAGGTGGGTGGTCATTCGATTGCGCGGGGCGACAAACATGCTTCCGTGTTTGATCGAAATGGAATTGGACGCTGTGGACTACCAAAACGCAACCACGTTTGGATTAACGAACTTGGACGCTGCAATTTCAAGTCGCATGGCTACGTTCACACAGCCTACAGGATTCCTTGCTGCTACTTTTCCAACTGGCACTATTGCAAACACGACTAACTTAACGGCTGGGACGATAGCGACGGTGACGAATTTGACCAATGCTCCAACGGCTGGCGACTTGACGGCAGCCATGAAAGCAAGCGTTAACGCCGAAGTCCTAGACGTGCTCAGCGTTGATACATTTGCCGAGCTTGCAGCAGTGCCCGCTGCAACAAGTTCACTCAAGGATAAAATCACTTGGTTGTTTATGTGGGGGCGAAACCGAGCCACGCAAACAGCAAGTCAGCGTCGATTGTTTGCGGATGACGCGACGACTGTAGTGAGCACCGAGGCGGTAAGCGACAACGGAACGACCTATGACAAGGGCGAGGCATCATAATGGACACTCAAAAGAAAAGAGCCGCATCGCTGACTTTCGGATCGTCTCACCGTTCTGTTGTCCAGCCACCTGACAATGCGACTTCGGCTTTCGACCGGTCAAGCTCACTTGGCTTATTTTTGACAGCCCAGTCAGAGGCATCGTATCGCAGAAATCACACTATGATAGGTAACTTCTAATGACGAAAAGAATCTACAAGATAGAAAAGTTCATTCCTCGAACTGGCAATCCAGTGTTCCAGATCAACGAGGAATTAGACACTGACGGCAAGGTTATCAAGCTTGATCCACGCAATCCAACGGCACAAGAATTGACTGATGCCGATGAAGTGTTTGCTGTTGCTCAGCAAGCTCGAATAACCGAACTGGAAGCGATCAAATCGGCACTTGAGACGGAGAAAGCAACTGTCATCAGTGAGCGAGATACAGCCACGAAAACAGTCGAAACCTTGAGTGCTAATCTCGCAACAGCCAATGCGAGCCTAGCAACGGCTACGGCTGAGCGTGATGCAGCCAAGCAAGAGCTAATCGACATTTACGAATTGCTTGGAGCAGACCCAAACATTGCCGCACTAAAAAAACAACGAGCAATTGCAGAGGCTGAAAAAGAGATTGCTGATGCAATCAAACGCAAGGAGGATTTAGTTAATCCCGTTGAGGAAACAAAATGACAGACCCAATCAACATACGCAACGCAGTTCGAGACTGCATCAACACTGACTTGAATGATATTCTTGCCAATAATGGCTTGAATAAATACGAGATTGGTGGCGTTGTTGACCAAAGCAAATTTGCGACGAACGCAATAGGCGTCTACAAGCCGAACTATGACTCTTGCAACCAGAATGATTTGCGAGTTTTCGTATCACAGAGAGGTAGGGAATTCCTTTTTGAAGAGTCGTTGCAAAACTCTCGCGACAGAACAAAGTTCAGCCAGATATCGAGTAACTATTCCATATACGTTGAGCTGTACAAGAGGCTATGTGGCCAACCAGAAGACGGGATTGATGCGTACCCAACTGACGTCACTGACGAGCTGCAAAGCGTATTTGACTTGATGGAAAACTTGCTGTTCTGCAAAAGGCAATACAACATAGAGGGATCACTTTTTTTCCAAGACCAGCCCCCAGTTGAAAGCGGCCCCGAGGAAGGCTATTTCGAAGAGGCTGGAGTATTTGCGAAGCAATTCCAGCTTACGTTCCGAGTTGATAGGTGTTGCACATGACGCGGTTGGCAATAGGATTCAAGTTCAACCCGCGAAACTTGTTCAATGACATGAACCGGCTTGCTGCTAAGATTGGTAAGCAAGAGGCCATTGCATTGCGCAAAGTTGGTTACCAACTTCGTAAGAGAATGAAGCAAATCATACGGCGTAGACCAGGGGCTAGTAAGCCTGGGAAACCCCCACATGCTCACGTCGCAGGTAATCAAGGCTTGAAGCTTGTCGAGTTCTCTTTGGAGGGAAAATTCAATCTCGTAGTTGGCCCAAAGAAGTACGCAAGACAAAGACAAAACAGACCAGCCCCGAACGTCCAAGAGTTTGGGGGCGCAGTGAGCTATACAGGCAACCAAGTTATACCGGTCAGGTATCTACTACGTGGTAGGGGTAGGAATCGTAGACGAGTTCCAACAGTGAGAGGTAGGCCAGTAGTTGTGCCTTTTCCATCTGGCATAACGGAACGAAACGGACTACTATTGCGACGTGGAACTGGTATGCTTAACAGGTCGCAAGCTGTTCAAGTTCGCAGGAACATGAACGCATTAAAGCAGAGGGCAGCGATACAAGCGGGGCGAAGGCTCAACTTCAAAAGAAGACCGTTTGCTGAGCCAACTTTGAGTAGAGCAATTCGGGATAATGTTATCCCGAAAGAATTCAGTAATTTAACCAGAGGACTCTAAAATGGCTCTTGATGCCCTTCCAGGCGTTTGCAATTGTGACGGTTCACTTGCAGCAGGATTCTATAATACAAACCCAGTTTGTAGTGGTTCGCCTGTTTGGGTGGCGCACCTTGACACAAAAGGAGATTTGAATTTTAACAACGCGATTGACAAGACCGAAAACACCCCGAGAGGGGCTGACGTCTGTTTTAAGACGTACATGCCCGGCAAGGGGGATCTTGAAGTTACGTTCGATATCGGTTGCTCATCGAATTACGAAGGCAACGACATCATCATCCAGATGGCAGCGAGTTGTGGAGATGCAGTCCCAAAGGATTGGTTGTTTCTCAACCGACCTATTGCTGACGTCAATACCCTCGGCTACCGAGGTTGTTTTTCAGTGTTCAATTTCAGCTTGGCCAACCCTTCAAGTGGCCTTTCACAAATTTCAATTTCAATGGCCCCCGCGGCTGCTTGCCTGGGTTGCGCGTGCCCCGTAAGAATGGTGAAAGGCGATGGCCTTGGCGATATCGATGTTCTGTCTGTACCCGCTCAAGTTCAACGACTACTCGGCCTGTCTGCCGACCTTAAGGCACTGAGAATTGACCCTTTGGCAGAAATGCAGGCATCACTACCACTAACCCTTTCGGAGCGGGTCACGATCGAGGTAGACGACATCATTGCATCAATGCATATGATCGGAAAAACGCAGCAAAACATCGAAGCGGACTTCCAGCAAATCGCAACGAAAAGCGATATCCAGTTCTACAAGATGCGTCAAAAAGGGAGCACGCGGGGCCTTATCGAAGTTTACAAAAAGAGTTTAGATGCTATGCTAGGAGAAATCCTAGGGTCTATGCGGCAGTTTGCCGCGTAGTCGAAATCCTTGTATCTACTGAGATTTTGTAACATGCTGCCTATAGAAGCTACTAACCCCGAAGAACTGCTAACCTCACTCATTCAATCTTCTGACGACATACCTTGTGTCAGGGTTGACGTGTTGGTTGCAGCTCTGGGGCTAGACGCTGCGAGAAGGTTGACGATCATTCAGACTAACGCATTTATCGATCGATCTAGGGCAATCGAAATGATGATGTTGAATCGAGCAGTGGGCATGCTATCAGAGGTAGACCGGTTATCCCTTAATCCAATTCCAACTGAGGTAGAAGAGTCCAATGCCAACGTTAGTACATTTGAAACGAAGCGTACTTAACACTGAGGGAGAAATCGTAGAGGAAAGCAAAAAGATGCTTCTGAATTTGACCGCGGGCTTAGCCATTCGGTTGAAGGCAGTAGGGGCGAACATTTTTGCGTCTCTCGATAGCGAGGAAACCCGAAACTGGATCACTTCGATAATCCAAGATCGGGAGTCGTTGGTCAATATAGCTCATGTCGTTTGGCCCGACCCTGAGATCGACGAATGGCTTACCGCGGATTCTCTCGACAATCTGAGGGAGGCCTTTTTGATTGAACTTCAAAATTTTTCCTACCAGTCTTCCCCGAAGACATTGCAATCGTTGATAGTGGAGAGTCGGAGCACTCTAGCGGTGATGGACAAGGAGTTGAGCGACCGGATTCCCGAGGCGATGGACATACTTCGCAAGAAGGCACTGAGCGACATTCCAGAGGGGGAAAACCTAGCCAAGGCTCTGCTAGAAGACTACGAACAGTATCAGCGAGGGAAGTTTGGGGGGAGCTATTCAAAGCCATAGCCGTTCTAGGTGGTTGGTCTTTAGAACTTACCTATTACCAAATCACAGAATTGCATCGGGGCTGGCGGCAAGAGCAGTTCGACCGGGAATCATTTATCGTGTTCAGCATCGTGCAAGCGTCCGGGGGAGGCAAAGGCGACTTTCAAAAAATAAATCCGTACCGTGACAACAGCGAAGCGGTAGCACAATCCAAGGCAGAGCAAAACAAGATCATGGAAGCCCAAGCACAAGCCGAGTTCGGTACCAGTAATAGCGATTGGGGACTGTTCTAAATGTCAACTGCAAGTAACACTCGCGCCGGCGGTGCTTTCATCGAGGTCTTTATCAAGGACCGCGTTCAAGCAGGAATAAAGACGATCAACAGGCAGCTCCTAAGTTTTGCAGCGAAGGCAGGATTAGCCGGGGCTGCTGTTGGGGCTGCTGGGTTTGCGATCTTAAGGCCTCTGGTTAGCGCCGGCAAAGAGTTCGCTGAATTCGATAGACGTCTTAGGGCCGCGGCTGCTGCATCGGAGCTAACGTCTGGTCAGATGGAACAGCTAGGCGAGGAAATTAAAAAGGTAAGCCAACGGAGCGGTACGGTTCTCATAGATTTGGCCGATGAGACTGTTGAGCTAGCCCGAGCACTTGGCAAAGTTGACCCAAGCGAGTTGGCGAACCTTGCTGACGTTATCGCCCAATTGTCAAAGGCCTCTGGTGATACGCTTGGAATTTCTAGGACGGGTTTACTTTCTACGATTGGTGCTTTTGGGTTAAAGAACAGCCAAGCCAAAGATGTTGCCAACTTGCTTATCAAAGGTGCCAATTCATCACAAGCAAGTTTGAGTGACTTTGTTTTTACTCTTAAGACTTTGGCCCCCGTATCAAAGGCGGCTGGCATAAGCCTACAGACCACAATTGCTTTGGCAGCGGGCTTGTCGACCATCGGTATAAAAGGCGAAGAGGCAGGAACACAATTACGACGACTTGCAATCGATGTAACAGCCAACACGAAGGAGCTTGAAAAATCTTTTGGTATCATTATACCAAAGGGATCAACCTTCCTAAACGTTCTGGAGCTACTGAGCGAAGCAACCGCCGGGGACAATGTTTCGACTAAGGCCGATAAGTTCAACAAGGCATTTGGGCTGCTTGGCATTACCTCAGCGCTGGGGATTGGTACGACGGCAGAACAGATCAAGGAATTCCAAAAATCGTTCGTTGATGTATCTGGGGAGCTGCAAAAGCAATTCGATAAAATACAAGGTGGCCTAGGTGGTGGGTTCGATCGTATGTCGTCGTCCCTTCAAGTTCTAAGGGTTACCGTTGGGGGCGCTCTAGAGGACCTGTTTGGCCGTTTTGCTGATGGTGTTCAAGCTATTAACGCGGTTATCTCACCATTCATAAAAAACAACAAAGAGGCTGTCCAGGTAATTGCTTTGGTAGGAGTCGCAGCGATTGTGACTAGCGTATCTTTGTTGTTAATGAGCGGGGCCGCAGTTGCACTTAGCTTAGTGCTTGGCGCATTAAGTTCAATTTTACTTGTCCTTCAAACACCACTTGGCCTAATTGCCGCGGTGGTTCTGTCCAACATTGTGTTCTTTGGATTACTGGGAGCAGCGTTTCTCACTTTTACGAAGACCGGCAATACTCTAGCTAGGTCGTTAGGGTCAGGAATAATCTACGTCTTTCGTCAATTGAAAAAGACTGCCAAAGAGGTCCTTGCAGTTGTGACGTTGACAATGGAAGGCATAAGCCTTTCTTTTCAAAATGGTAATTTAGAGGCGGCTGCTACGATCGCATTCCAAGGCATTAAGATTGCCGGGATAATTGCGTTCAGAGACTTAAGTAAAGTTGCGGACGCCTTCTTTACCCGAGTACAGTATGGATTGTTAGGCCTTGGGGCAGGGCTTGGACTTAACGCTAAGCTATTAGGAGGGCTGCTAGGTGGTTTGGTTGGTGGTGGTAGTGCTACACCAGCACTTAGTAAGTCGCTCATTGAGTCCCAAAAGGAGCTTCAAGAATTGGTCGACGAGCAGCGGAAAAAGCTAAAGCTTGCGGACCCGAAACTTGGCGATAGTCTTGGCAAAGCTATTGACGAGGCTGTTGGCGGAATGCCAAATGGAATTGAAAAAGGAATTCAAGGGATGGTATCCTCCAGCTTTGATTCGACGAGAGGGCTGATTAAGGGCCAAAAGAATTCGTCGGCAGAGCAGTTGAAATCGATTGCGGGGAGCGCTAGAGAGACGGCGGACGTCCTACGGAATGGAATTGTCACGGTAAAGCTTTACAATGCAAGAGTTGCTAATGCGGCGGCTGCTTCCAAAGCAAAATTAGATGCTCCAATTGGTGAAGATGGATTACCGGTCAACGAAAGCAGGAATACTCTAACCCCCGAGCGAGAGCGTAGGCTACGAGAGGCGGTAGCCCGTAGAAGAAAACTTGCTCAAGAGAGAGCTGATTTGCTCGACATAAATTTGGAGCAGAAATCATTGGATAGAGCGAACCTGCCGAGCAAAGCAGATATCGAGGCTAAACGGAAAGCGGACGCAGAAAAGCTTAATAAAGATAGGGACGAAAGGTTCAATGCGAATCGACCATTTAACAAGAAAGCTAACGTCGATGACTTAGAAAGAGAGCCAAAACGCGAGATACTTAGTAAAGAAGAATTGCAAGCGAAGCTTATAAAAGAGGCACTTGAGGCAGATGCCTTAGAGTTGAAAAAGCAAACAAGCTTACTTCAAATAATTGCCGACAAAGAGGGAGCGGTATTTGTATGACATTTCAAAATGCGTTTTCAACGTACAAGCACAAGAAAGCGGTCAAGCACGAAAGGGGCCTGATTCTAGCGATCGAGGTATGCTCTCTTTGCGACGTGAAGATACGAAGTAAGGACCAAAGCATAGTGCTAGACGTTACCACGGTTTCCATCTTGTTCCCAAGGGCCAATTTTGACAACTTGGACTTGATAAAAGATCACGACGGAAAGGTGTACTCGATCCGTTTTGATTCGAGGTTCCTACGTCGGGAACTTATGAGAGCCTACGAGCTGAGCGACAACAGTGAAATCACGACATCACTAACAGACAGGTTTGGCAATGCCTTTCGCTGAAACGAGTTTACGCAAACTAAACGTCGGGGAAAATAACTCGATTGAGTATGCCATTACGATTTGGGATACTGGAGATTGGGCTACCGGCAATTTATGCGAATCGCAAGTTTTCGGAGATGATAATGATGAAATGCTGGCCAGGGCTTATGCGTTTAGCATTCTCCCACTTATTCGATGGGTGAACCTTGGCCTATGCGACTACTCATTGCACCTAAATTCATTTACGCTAGAAGAACTTGGGACTGGGAGCACTCGTAAGTTTCTCGTACTGGCAACTTACAGTGACGCAAGGCCTAATTTCACAATCAACTATTGCAAGATGGCCTTTACTGTTTCCGGTGAGACGGAGCATATTCAAGCAGGCTTGGCGCATCTTGGAAGTTACATCTGCCATCCAGGCGATATTACAAGTTCTGCAACTGGCGACCCCGACAGCGCCCAGTGTGGGGAGCTATTCGGAGGGTTAATCAATGTTAATGGCACCGAGGTTGAGGGCATCGACATTCCAGCCGCGGGGCTTAACTTCACGATCACGTCATGCGTGAATCCAAATGCGGTCACTGCTGCTTACCTCCAACAGCTTTACTACATGGCACCATGCATGAATAGTAATCCCGTCCTAGGGGCATTCGCACCGGGGGAGTTGCTGTTTCGAGGCGCGTCCGGCCAAGGGGATCAAAGTCAATTGTTCTGTATCGATTTTGACTTTGGGGCAAAACCGAATTGGGTCAACGGCCCTCCAGGTTGCGGGCCAAATGCTTGTTTAATGGGTCTGCAAAAACTAGGTTGGGATTTGTACTGGATATTCACTCAACCGGTGGCGATAACGGCAGGCCCAGCGAGTTGTAGGGTACATGCGGCCTTGCCCCATTCGGTCCATATTGAGCGTATATTCTGCGCTCGTGATTTCAACCTACTGAATATGTCTTGTAACACGATCATATTGACTTAATATGCCAAACAACTTTAAGCCCCCAACAAAAGGTCAGCCTATAGCGGAGTTTATAGAAAAGCAGTCCCTTTGGCAGACCATCCATGATGCTCTCGACCGAGTTACCAAACTTGAGCAGAAGATAAAAAACATCCAGGCACCAACTCTAAAACTGGACAAGCCTAACCCAGTTTTACCCTGGGCTATAAATCGTACCGGGGAGGACCTTGGCAATTCTTTTTCAATTGTTGCTTATGATGAGCCTTTTGTAGAGCCTCCCGATATTGACGAGCTGGCAACTATTTATGCCCCAAGATTTTCGATGGACACGACCTATTTTGCCAAAGTGCCTGATGGCCTTTGCCGATGGGGTGTATTCAACATACCTGTTGTCGAAAACGGTTTGGCCCCGATTACGCTTCAAGGTATTGCCCATGTCCAGATAGATGTGTTGGACGAGTCCCACACAATGGCAAAAGAAGTTGTTGGCGACGTTTCTAGATTGCAATCATCTATTGATGGCACATCGTCTTCGGCAAGGATACTCTGGAAGGAACCAGGGCTAGGCCTAAAATGGGCTTCCATTCTTTTAGGTCGTTCCGATGGAATTTACCATTACCTGTTTACACTTGAGACGAACATGAGTTATGCACTCCCAAATTTTGCTACGGCGGTGATAAAAGACATGGATAATCTTGTGGTGATTAAGACAGCTTTTGTAAGAGATCCGCAAGTAATTTTTGCTGACTTAGTAGCGGGTGACCGGGGCATTTGCATACTGCAAAATGAAAAGTTCTACATCATCCAAGCTTACCGGGACTGCGACTAATGGGATGGTACCCTTTTTGTTGTTGTCCAAGCAGTTCGAGCAGTTCGAGCAGTTCGAGCAGTTCGAGCAGTTCGAGCAGTTCGAGCAACCCTAGTTCGTCATCGTCGGTCCCGAGTTCGAGCAGTTCGAGCAACCCGAGTTCGTCATCGTCGGTCCCGAGTTCGAGCAGTTCGAGCAACCCGAGTTCGTCATCGTCGGTCCCGAGTTCGTCAGTCCCAAGTTCGTCGGTCCCAAGTTCGTCGGTCCCAAGTTCGTCAGTCCCAAGTTCATCGTCTTCAAGTCCGTTCATACAACCAAAGTGCTGTAGCAGTAACCTTCCAGGTACCCCAGGTTTATTTGTTGGCCAAACTATTTTTGACACTTGCACGACAGGGTTCGGACCAACTACAACTTGTACTTGCGTGTTTACATGGAACGGTACTATTTGGGAAGTAACATCGGAGGATTGCACGACTATATGACATGCCAGTATTTAGAGAATAGCTGCTGTAAGGTGGCAACCGAGTTCGCTGGCCAAAAGGTTACGACTACTGACGCAGCTTGCCAGCAGTGTGAATTGGCAACGCGACCTAGAAGCCTAAACGAGGTAACTTTGTCACTGACCTATTCGCAACTTAGGGGTACTGAGGCATCACAAAGGGCCTTCGCTATCCTTAAAGAAAAGGCCTTTGACAAGATATCGAATGGCCCAGGGACCGAGTTAAAAAAGCTTATTTCTTGGTTCTATTCACCAACCAAAAAATGCAAGTGCGATACCCGAATTCAGAAGATGAACAAATGGGGGCCTGACGAATGCGAGAAACGTCGAACAACAATATTAAGGTGGCTGAGGCATTCTTGCCGAATTGCAAGGATACCGTACTTCGAGTCCGCCGCGAATATCCTGTTACGGATGGCTATAAGTCGATCACGGTTGCGGTCACAACAGCGCCAAGAACAGACTGTACGCTTGCCTACTGTACTGCATCAATTGAAGCGTGTGGATGGCAACCCATAGTCTTTGCTGAGCCTGGATCTACCGAAACAGGCTACCAAACATTCGTGAACGAAAAGAGACTTGGCATTTGGCACAACTGGCTAACCGCTTGTCGGTGGGCTATTGCAAACGGGGGTACTGAGTACATTATGACAGTGCAAGATGATTCGCTGTTCCATCCAGGCAGCAAAGTACTAACCGACAGAATGAAATGGCCCGTCGATGCTGGTTTTGTTTCCTTGTACACCCCAAAGCACTATTCCGTTTTGAACAAGAATCCAAAAACCTTAAGACATTCGGGTATAAATAAGATCGGCACTAAATGTCTTTGGGGCGCTTGCGCGATGATCTTCAAAACGGAAGTGCTGGAGAGAGTCTTAGAGAGTCCCCGCGTACCCGCATGGTTTGGGTACCATACCAGAAGTCGGGACCCTGCTATAATGGAACGCCGACGCGCTGACACCAGTTTGGTTGCTAATTCGGATACTGTTATAGGGAAGATACTAAACGACATGCAGCTTGGGATGTATTTCGTCGAGCCTTCCGCGGTACAGCACATTGCAAAGCACTCTACCATTTCGCATGGAGGCAACGAAGGCAACCGTAATTGCTTTCCGTGTGCTGATTTTGATAAGCCACTTTTGAAACAGGTTTGGGGATGATTGCAGTTACTTCGCTATCACATGGCCGTATCGAGCGACAACAGTATTGTGTCAACACTTGGCTTGCCAAAGGGCTACGAGTTATTGCCGTCCAATGCCCTGGTGAAACTGAGTCGCTAAGGCCTTACTTTCCGAGCGTTACGTTCAAAGAGTATCCGTTGCCAACCAGCAATATCTTTTCAAAGAACACACCAACGATTCACTCTATGGCCTGCCAAGCCGTCGAAGAACAAGACGCTGTTTTGTTAATCAACTCAGACATATCGATTAAAGATTCTGACCTAGTGTTCCAACAGCATTGGGTAGTGCAACCTAAAACGTTGTCATTGGGGGTTAGGCAAGACGCAAACCCAGGGAGCAAAAAACGAAAGCAGCAAAAATGGGGTATCGATGCTTTTTTAGTTACTCCAGAGATGGCCCAAACTATTCCTGACATTGGTTTTCGTATTGGTCTTCCAGGATGGGACTTTTGGATTGTCTATCACTTCCATCTGTTGGGGTACGCCATTCATGTTACTAAGTCTAGGCTGTTTCATGAGAACCATCCAAAGGGTTGGAACGAAGCGGACCAGATGGCCTACCGTTGCTTAGTGCAAACCAGATATAAGGTTACTAGAAACATGCTTCCTTATTTTATTTTGGACGTTACCAACCGATGAGAACAACAATTTTTATTAGATCCTACAAAGGGGACTTCGAATGGTTAGCCTACTGCGTTGAGTCAATCATGCGGTATTGCTGTGGCTTCGAGGACGTGATTCTAGTTGTACCTGATGACCAGATTGCCGATGTCCCCTCTTCCGTTTGTCGATCAGTTGACCAGTTGATTCCAGTTCACGAAAGAACGCATGGGTACATCGATCAACAGATTACCAAACTCCGAGCCCACCATTACACGGACTCAGAACAGATACTATTTGTTGATTCCGATTGCATAATGCAGCGACACAACGAGCCATCGGATTGGATGCAAAATGGTAAGCCCCTTTTGCTTAGAGAGCATTATGACTACTTTAACCAACCAGGAAACATTGCGGCCTACAAATGGAAAGCAATAACCGAAGCAGCACTCGGTATGCCGGTCGACTACGAATACATGCGGAGGGTGCCAATCCTACTCAATAGGCAAACGCCGGTAGAGTTGGAATCTCACTACCCATACTTGATTGACTACGTTTCAAAAATACAGGGACATGAGTTTAGCGAGTTTAACGTACTAGGGGCTTTCGCAGCCCACTATCAACCCTCGTTGTACTCGATAGTCGATGCCCCGTCAGGCATTTCAAATCCAGCCAAACAGTATTGGTCATGGGGCGGAATCTCGGAAGTTGTCGACGAGATTCGCAACACGATTGGAATTTATTCAGGGCCAAGGTCAAGAAACCAATTTGGAGACTATCTAAACGAAAAAGGACTGAACGGGTTCGGCTGTGAGATCGGTACTGCCTATGGTGAGTATGCTGAACAGATCCTAAAGCGATGGCATGGTACAACGATATTCTGCGTTGACCCTTGGAAGAAATGGCCTGATGAGCAGTACGTTGACGATACAGGGCGATGCGATTTTGACGTAATGTATATGCGTGCATTGAACCGATTGGCAAAGTACCCAGGTCGGGTAAGTTTCGTTCGGCAAGAGTCGGATGTTGCCGTAAAGATGTTCCCTGACAACTTTTTCGATTTTGTCTACGTGGATGGCAATCATCATGAGCCCCAGATTAGCCGGGACTTGAACAACTGGTACCCAAAGGTTAAACCAGGGGGTATCTTTTGTGGCCATGATTACTACGACTTAGATACACCGTCTTATCGGTGCGAAGTTAAGAAGGCTGTTGATGCTTTCGCGATGACAAAGCGTTTGGAGATCACGACGACAATAGAACCTGGAGATACGTCATGGTGGATCGTAAAAGGGGCTAAGTAATGGCTGGTGTTGGGTCACACTTGAAACAGATGCTATCTTGGTTTGAGCCTGCCAAAGGGTGCAATATGTGTAACCAGAAGGCGAAAACGCTTGATGCCAATTCCCCCGAATGGGCTGAGCTGAATATCGAGACAGTTACCAATTGGCTTATGACAAATGCTAAGAAGAGGTATACAGCTGTCTCACTCCCAGGCCTGGAGCAGCTAAGCCGAATTGCCGCAAAAGGTTTCGTTGCTGAGGCAATTCGAAGGGCAAAGGCAGATTTGAAGAAAGAATGAAGCTACAATAGATTCGTCCCATCCCTAGTGGGCGAACCGGATGGCCCCTGTTTAGTCGGACTCGCAGGGGCCATCTATTTTGGCCATTAGTTCTATGGGGGTGTTCAAATTGGTAATACTTTTGTAAAATACGAAAAGCTAAAGCTACTATGCTTGGTACCCCAAATACTGCTAAGGAGTGAATTATGGTTCAGATGAAAAGCTTGAGGCTGGCGATTCTGTCGGTCATGCTACCAGTGATCTTGTTAGTTATGGCTATGCCTGCCTCAGCGCAGCTAATCCAAAGGAAAAAGGTTTGCATTAACGGAATTTGCTATGACGTGGTTAATGCTCCCACCCAATGGACGTCGCCCGTTCGACAGGTCCAGCAGGTCCAACAGGTCCAGCAGGCCACAGTATCAGCAAGCGTTGATGGGATTGCGCTTCGAAGTGATACCGTAAAATTCAAGCGGACCTTGCTTTTGGCAGCAAGACGAGCCCGCCAATCTGGTGATATTTCGATGGGCCAACATCTTGCGATCATCTTTGCAGCGCAACGGCCTGCGAAGCTTGAGGAATTGAAAAACGCAGTTCACGAACTAGCAATCGAGGACGGGTTAGCTACCGTCCAAGCGATTGACTGGGATAAGTTTCTAGCTTTTCTAGAAAAACTTATCCCGATGATTATTACGCTCATTGGTCTTATCGGCGGTGGGGCATAGCATGCAAGGCCAAGACGATCGAAAAATCGGTATCCCTCCCGATCACGTAGTAGACAACTCGGTAGTATTCCCCTTGTCGGAAGAGTTACCGGCCTCTGCTTGGCACGTCCCCGCTCAGCTAAAAGAGCTTCACCGTCGAGGTATCGATGGGAGGCACGTGAAGGTCGGAGTTGGTGATACCGCCGGGAGGGCAGACCATCCGTTCTTGCCGAAACAACTTGCTGGTAAAGATTTTACCGGATCTTCCAATGGGCTGCGTGACGTTCAAGGCCACGGCACGCACTGCCAAGGCATTGTGATTTCAGTTGCCCCAAAGGCCGGTTTAATTACTGCCAAGGTTCTCGGGGACAACGGGAGCGGTTCAACGTCCGGTATTAACGCGGGCCGTATGTGGATGGCTGAGCAAGGTGCCGACGTTATCAGCGAGTCGCTTGGGGATGGCGGGGGGCCTCCAATCCAAGCCGACTTGACAGCCTACGACAAGGCATACCAGTTTGGTACGTCTATTTGCGTTGCTGCTTTAGGCAATGCTGGTTTCAACGGAGGGAGTACGATCGGAAGGCCAGGATCGTATTCCCATCACAACCACGGTATCGCGGCTATCCAGAGCGATTGGCGGACGATAGCAGGTTTCTCTTCTGGAGGCCCACAAGCGCGTTTTGCGAGCCCTGGAGTGGGCATAGTCTCATGCCGTCCCGGTGGTGGTTGGGTGCTCATGTCTGGTACAAGCATGGCAACCCCTTGGCAAGCTGGTTTGTATGCCTTGATTATCTCTTGGCGCAGAGGCCTTGGGTATCAGGATCTTCGTGGGGCGAAGGCATGGTCTGATTGGCTTACTGAACACAAACTGACAATCGATCTTGGCCAACCAGGATGGGACCCCCGATACGGCAATGGCCTTGTCGACTCGGAAAAGGTATTCAAATTCTTACTCGATAGGACTTCTGCTTAACCATGCGATACAAATCAACTACGTCAATTTGTGCTTGGCTCTTACTTTGTTCCGTTGCGCTCTCGCAAGGACTCTTCGGGGCCAAAGTCGATATAAAGCAAGTGTCGGCGGTATTTGCTCAAGCGGCATCGGTAGAACCATTCGAGGACAAGGTTGCCGTCTTCCTGATTGAGCCAGAGGCTAGGCAACAACTTGGATTAAGTGTTACTGTCACAAGTGATGCGAAGTTCAAAGCTGTTCGAGCCACGGCAAAGAATTCGACTACGCAAATAAAAGTCCGAAAGCTTACCAACGGGGATTATGCTTTTTTTGGTACTCCCGGCGTCTATGCTATTACGGTTGTAGAACTTGACCCCGAAAAGGGGATTGAGTTTACCGACCTAGAAGGAACTATTTCTGGGGACATCAT